AGAACAACTGAAGAATACTGAATATTGGCTCACCGTACCTCAGATTTCTGGAATCACGGTTCCAACTCAAACTTATGTCCAAGGCAATTCTAGGAATGTCCCAATTGCACTGACTAAGAAAATTGATGGTGCAGACTTCTTCTATGGTTTGTCATCAGACAGCAAAGGAGAAATTGAGAAAATTACATTCAACGAATCTACTGTTGCTGCTACTTACAAGAGATTTAAGTTTAACGGAGATCAAGTAAATCTTGGTACTGCTCTTGCTGACTTTGAACTAGGTGAAGTAGTTCAGACTACTGGAAACGCTGCTAATACAGGAACGATTTACGCTCTTTATGCAGATGACAACTTCCGATATATGGATGTTGTTGTTACTGGAGGATCCTTCAGTGATTACGATGGTTTAACTGGAGCGAATGCTGGAACAAATCTTGAAGGTGGAACTAACTTAGTTGGTTCGTTTATTAACCTGACAAACGCTGGCGCAGATGTTAACAGGGTACAAGGTTCCTATACAGTATCTGCTATAGGATCTGCAACTGGAAGCGGTGCAACCTTTACTGTTTCTATTGATGATACTGGGTCGGCAAACGTTGTTATTGAGGCAGGTGGTACTGGTTATCAAGCGGGTGATGTCTTGACACTTCAAGACGTGGATATGGGTAACGGTGGTGGTAATAATATTACCTTAGAAGTTGATACCCTAACTAACGCAGGCATTCAAACTATCACCAACAGACTCCAAGTTATTGATTTGGTTAACGGTATTGGATTTACTGCTGGTTATCCATTCAAAGGATATACTTCAGGTTATAAAGCAGATACTCTAAACTACATTAGCAACAAAGGTGCTGTTATTGATAACACTGGAGGAAGACTCACTCTTGATACTGAGTCTTTGGAAGGAACGTTTGAGGATACCTCAATCATCTATCCAGATCAGACAAGAATCTTCCTAGACGTGATTGTACATCCTTCAATTCCAACTAGTATTGATGTCGGTGACAATATTGTTGCTACTGGATACACACGACTGGGTGTTAACTTAACTGGTTCGTTCGCAACTCTAGACTATAATCTTGGAGAACTTGTATACCAAGCAAACTCAAATCTATCACAAATCTTCCAGGGTGCATATGGCTACGTGACTGGATGGGATAGCGTAAATGGTTATCTCTATGTCTCTCCAATTGGTGATTCTGTATTCCAGAATGGTTTTAACGTAGCACAGTATCCATTCGGGAATACTCAAACGCCTACAATTTTCGGGCAAGTTTCCACTACTGTCAATCAAGAGACTGTAGCATATGGAACAATCACTCGTATTGATCAACTTGGTTTGAGTAGGCGTGTATATCTCGCTGATGTTGTTGGTACATTTACTGGATACGACACTATTGTTTCTGACGCTGGTTATAAAGCAGCATCATACGATATAGTCAATATCCAGGGTAGGACTAGCAGATACTTCGTAGGATTTGATGGTACGCAAACATCATTCAAACTGACTGAGAATAATGGTACTCCATACTTCCCAGACCCCGAAGGTCATATGATGATCTTCGTCAATGGTATCCTACAACCTCCTGGCGCAGCTGGATCCTACAGTGCATTCTCTGATGTTATCCAGTTCAACGAAGCACCTACCCTTGGTTCTTCCTTCACTGGTTTCTACCTTGGTAAGATGCGTCAGTTGGATGATATCAGCTTTGAGTTTGACTCCTTGCGTTCATCCTTCAACCTCAAGCGTGATGGTACATTCTACTCCCTCGCACTGACCGAAGGTGTTCAGGAGACCGAATCTATCATCGCAGATAATAACATCATAATCTCACTCAATGGTGTTATTCAGGAACCTGATGTTGGATTTGAACTGGTTGGTTCTCGTGTAATTTTCAAAGAAATTCCTCGTGTAGGATCTACTTTCGTTGGATTTGCTTACATCGGTTCCGACGCTGACGTTACAAGATCTGAAGTTGTACCTCCAATTGAATCTGGAGACCTGCTACAAATTCAGGGCGAGAATGTAGACAGAGAGGTTGCTGTTATTGAATCTGCAAACACTCTGGTTACATTTGAATATATCGGGTCCGTCTTCGGGCGCGATGCTGAGGGCACTGCTAACATACTTAAGGGAAGAGTTAATGGAGTTCAGGTAACCAATCCTGGTTCTGGATACACTTCTCGTCCAACAGTTAGAATTGACTCCTCCTCTGGTTTTGATGCAGAGATTAAAGCTCTGGTTGGTGTCTCGCGTGTAGATACAACCAACCCTGGTTCTGGTTATGGATATCCAGAAATTGATGTTCTCACCTCAGTTCCTGATGATTGGACAATTCCCGATATTACTCTATATGGAGAAGAACCGTTCTACTCAGAGGAAATCATTGATCCTGAGATTCAGCAAATTGATCCTGAAGATCTCGGTGATATTACTAGTGGAGATATCGCGGGTCAAGGTCCGTCCGATCCTACCGATACTCCTACTGCAATAACCGATTTTGCAACCACAGGAACATCAAACCTATCCAACGTTTGGTTGAGTGGATCATAAATATTAAAAAGGTTCGTAGACAATGCCGCAATCAAATACCACAGCAGTATTAGACAACGGGGTGCTGACAGTTACTACTGATCAGCGTCCCGAACCTGCTTTGTATGGAACCCCCTTAGGATCTGGTAATTTTCCAAATAATCCAAATACTGTAGATGGCCAAGATGGGTCATTTGCGTTTGCTATTAGGGCAGGAACTAATACAGAAGATCCACATCCAACTACTTTGGGACCTCAAGGTATAGCATTGAATGGGGTAGTTCTATTCAGTCCATCAAATGGTGCTGGAGCTTTACCTGGACAAACTGTTCTTCCTGCTGAAGGTTTTTCGTGGAACACTGTGTTTAACGAAAGTACATTTGGAGTTGATGCATGTGGTGGGCATGCTAGACAAAATGGAGAGTATCACTACCACTCTGGTAGTTTTCTTGTAAATTGTTGGGGTAATGATGTAATCCAATCCAACGTATACTATAGTTCATCTCAACATAAGGGAAACTTCTTTAGGCATCCAGATGGACATTCAAAAATTATAGGATTCTGTTTTGATGGATATCCAATCTATGGTCCTTTTGGATATGAAAGCGTTGAGGATAGGACTACTGGTACAAAAAAATTAAGGTCATCTTTTAGAATTTTAACGACTCCTGCTGATGGTAGAGGATATAGTTATTCTCAGTATACTGCAGGAAGTTTTATTCAAGACTATGAATATGTAAATGGTCTTGGAGATTTGGATGAATTCAATGGTAGATATTGCCAGACACCAGAATATCCAGACGGAACATATGCTTACTTCTTGTCGTTAGACGAACAAAATAATCCAGTGTATCCATACATCTTTGGACCTACAACTAAGGAACAGAGAACGTGGCCAGAAGAAGGTTCTGAAGATGGTTATGGTGGAGCAAATGCATCTCTCAGTGATGCTGATATTCTTAGAATTACTAAAACTTGGTCAGAAGCAACTTTTAATTATGATTCTGTAGTTAGTATACCAGCAGAACCCCCTGAAGGATCACCACCACTCCCTTCACGATTGCCTGTAACCATTCTGTTACATGATGATGGTGGAAATGGTAGTAACACTGTAAATAAGTGGAGGAGCGTTCTTCCTGGAGACATTCTAGTAGCACCTACTGGTTATATCAGTAAGTGGAATATTGTGGATGAGAATAAAGCTCCTGATATGAACTACCTAATTCAACTAATTAGAAACTTGAGAGAGTATCCTAACGTTGCTCCAGATCAATTTAGAATTGTGGGTACATCAAATGGTGGAGCTTTGGCACTCAGAGCATTCTTGGAATTAAATGATGTTGGTCTCACTACAGTAGTTGCTGAATTATCTTCTCTACATATCAATCAATGGAGAAATGGTGTTTGGTATGCACCACAAACCAATGAGGATACTGCATCTGCAAATGATTCCTATGGATATACTAGAGCAATAACTCCCCCAACAGGGAGAAAAATTATGACTATTGCAAATACTAACGATACTATTATTCCATATGACGGTGGAGTTGGTGGTGTTCCAAATACTATATTCTACGGAGCGCAATTTAGTGCTCAGATTCTTGCTGAATCTCAAGGTTATACTGGAGATCAACTGGGAGATGCTCAGGGTGTGCAATATAACTCAACTTATCCCGACATATACCTCTACAAATACTTTAATAATTCGGTAGTTCATGTCAAGAGTAATACTGGACATAACACTAATGCTGGTCATGAAACTCTGATTCGTCAGTACATTGAAAGCGGCGGAACATCCGCTGGTTAATTTCCCTAATAAATAACTAAAAACCTTGGTCTAATGGCAAAAGAAATTCTGCAACTTGGTAATTCTGCCAACGATGGAACGGGAGATTCTCTCCGAGCGGGTGGTACTAAAGTAAACTCTAACTTTACCGAGCTGTATGATTCTCTCGGGGGAACTGCAGGTGCTACAGCATCCTTAATTAGTACTGCATCTCCAAATCTCGGTGATGCTCTGACTTGGAATGGTACTTCATTTTCTCCTGGTATTCCTAGAAATAAAAATCTCCTTGAAGAGAATTTGAACGTTAATGGTTATAATATTGTATCATCTGCGAATGGTAATGTATTAATCCAATCAGATGGTACTGGAAATATCGTACTGAGAAATACATCAAACAGTACTGATACTATTATTGATGGTACTGATGGATTCTTCAAATGGAGAGCACCTTATTCTACGGCAGCAAATCTTCCAGTATCATCTAATTATGATGGTATGTTTGCTTATGTTTCTGATGTCAGTAAAGCATACTATTCAAGTGGAAGTGCATGGGTTAACTTGATTGATACCGCTACAGGTAGAATTCAAGACCTATCAAACGTAGAAGATACCACATATACTGATGGTGAAGTTCCTACTTGGAATGCTGTTAATGGTCAATTTGAACCTGGCACTGGTGGTTCTTCTGGTGGTGGTAATATTTTTGCAACGTTTAATGCTGACACAGGATCAACTACGGCATTGGGTGCAACTGACACTCTGACCGTGACTGGTGGAACTGACATCTCAACCACGATTAGTGGAGACACTCTTACCATTGCTTATAGCGGTGGTGGTGGATTTGAATTTGATGGAACTCCATCTGAAGGTAATACTCTTTATTATGATGGTAATAACTGGATTCCTGCCAGTTCTCCCCTGATTGCATGGTCTTTGGGTTCTGATGGTACTAACTCACACTTCACTTTCACTGGACCTGGATTCACTGGTTCAGTAAATGATCCTGCTATTTATCTTCATAGAGGGCATACTTACCTGTTTAATAATTCTGGACAGTATACTGTTCATCCGTTTGAAATTCGTCAATCTAGTGGTGGTTCTGCATATAGTGCAGGAGTAACTAATGATGGTGCTGGAAGAATTACATTTGTAGTTCCTATGGACGCTCCTTCTACTCTTTATTATCAGTGTACCGCTCACGGTGCAATGGGAAATCAGATCGTAATCGTATCGTAATACTAAATGGCAAGATCAGTACCAGGTAGCGGCGCAATTATTGAACCACTCTTCAATAAAGAGTTTGGTGTATCAAGTGTCATTGTCCTAAATGGGGGGTCTGGATATTCAGAAACCGATCCCCCCAAACTAGAAGTTGATAATTGTGGAACTCCAGAGATAGATGCTCTATTGTATCCTATCATTGAGAGTGGAAGACTCACTCACGTAAGGGTATTAAATCCAGGTAAGGGTTATGATCCTTTGCGTGTAGTTATTTCTGCACAGCAAGACGACAATCAAAGAGTTAGTTCATTTGATATCAGAAGCATTCTGACGAGTGTATCAGTATCAATAACTACTGGAGCATTTGCAGGAGATCACTTAAGTTTAGTATCAAATAATCTTCCTGATCCAGCAGTAACTGGAGTTTTCCCAAGTACATTTAATAATAACAGGATTTATTCTCAAGACTATAGTCATGAGATTGTATACCGTGGGGGTAAAGATGTTCCAACTCTCAATAATCCAGAAAGAAGATCTGAGCAAATAGGATTACTTTCCAATGGAACTCCTCTGTATTCTGTAGATGCAGGTAGTGCTGGAATTCCCCCAGTAGGATTTAAATTCAACTCGGTTCATACTAATATTTTTGATCATGATGTATATCATGGTTATCCTGATAATGACAATAATTATTTTTTCCAGGATGCGAAATTAATCCAATCCTTTGCTAGTACAAATGGATTGTTCTCAATCAAAAATTATTACTCTGGTTCTGATTTTAGTGGGGATAACGCTCGTCATGCTAACGGGCATAGTAAAGTACTTGGTCTTAGTTATGATGGATATCCGATTTATGGTCCATATGGTTTCTCTGAACCTCTCAATGATCAATCGGCAATAAAAAGAATTGAAACTAGTTATAGGTTCAAAACTGGTGTTGAAGTTGACGGCAACCGTGCAGTAATTAATACCCCAGCATCAATTACTTACACTATAACTGTTGCCAATGTAGGTGGTATAAACAAGTACATTATTAATGGTGGTGGTTTTACTGACGAAACTGCTCCTGTATTACTTTTGAATCGTGGTGATACTATCACCTTTAATCAGGATGATGCTACCAATGATGCACATCCTTTAGCATTGAGTACAGTCCTAGGAGATGCAAACGGTCAAGCATGGCATGCTGCAGGACAAACTCTTTATGATGATGATCTTCTTTATAGTAGGGGAGTTACATATAGATTAGATGGATCTGCAGTAACATATGATCAGTACATCCTTGGATTTGCAAATGCAACTACAAGAAATATTGAGATTGTAGTACCTGATATCTCACCAAGTAATTTCTCTTACTTTTGTAGATATCATGGTTTGATGGGAAGTAAGACTAATAATCTTGGTTTTACTGCAGGAACTTTTATTGAAGACTATATCTATGAAGAGTCTTATGGTGATCTTGATGGACATAATGGAAGATACACAGTTACTC